GTACCCGAAGATACAACAGCGGCCTTAAACAAAACGTCAGTCGCATCGACAACATATGCTTCGATGTCAGATGCAACAGTGCTAGCGGGGTATGACTGACGGAACACCTTGTAACCTAGGTTAGGATCGGTGTAGGTACAGCCAAGGAAAACACCCACGGGTGTCATAGCGGCATCGAACGTATCACGCTCGACAGTGCCTCCGGTAACGAGCTTCACAGCATCCCCATAGAAAATAGCTGTTGCATAGCCACTTGCAATTTTGAAGTGACGAGTAACACCTACGAAAGGAGAGCCGCTCAACAGTTTTACCGGAACAAGTCCATAAGGACCACTTACAGTAGGATAAGCCATTTTAAGCTCCTAAATTAAGTTCCGTTACCAAAAGTGACCTTCGTTTTTCTCTCATGGAAGAGAGGCATACGAGGATCGTTCTCTCGCATGAGGTTGTTGTCTACAGATTCCATCTGCGAACGTGTCTGCTGTTTGTAGTAGTCAGTACGTTCTTCGATGAGTTCGACTGGAGCTTTGCACAGTAACAAACCACCAATCACAACGTTGTCTTTGAACCTATCGTTCTCAATAGTGACCAACGTAATTTCTGGATGATCTGAAGCCTTTACGGGCTCCCAACCTTCACGCAGTTTGGAAGAAACATTTGTGGCGTCAGTCGTACCTTGCGAACTGACTCTTATCCAGCGGAATTCATAACCCGGCTCGGGATTAGGTGAGGGTAGTACCTCGGGGCGCGTCCAAGCCTTTTTGCGGGTCGTCTTTTCACGAGATTTAAGCTCTCGGTCTATACGATTCTCAGCCATCATTGTTTCCTCATATCTAATGCAACCTGTTTGGCGTACTGTTCTGGGGTAAGACCTAAGCGTTTTGCCAACGTTAGCTGTGTTTGCGTAAGCCTAATTTTCTTAGGCGCTGTGCTCCGCGTAGCGGGGGCAACCACATTGTTGGATCTTCGTCTTACCTCCGGTTCATCCTCGAAGTTCTCGGGGAATACCTCTCGCATACGAGTATTAATTCGCTCGTAGTAATCGTCAGTTTGAGGGTCTACACCCTCTTTGACAAGCCTATTATGCAACCCTAAGGCGAAACTTGTCATTTCTTCATCTTCATTAAACCACGGATTCTCTTTTTGCCAAGTCCGTGTCTTTTCGTCAATTTGAACAGGCTGTGGAGCAGATTCCTGTTCAGGGCTATCAACGGGTAGCGTATACTCTTCTTGAGGCAGTTTAAACTCTTCGAGCTTATCAGCTTTGATCTTTGCTGTTGACAACCTATCCTGCGCCGCCAAAACCTTGTCAGAATCACCCGCATCGTACGCACGTTTGTAAGCGCGTTTCGCGGCGTTGATCTCAGCTTCAGCCGACTTCTTAGCATTCTCAAGCAGGGCAGTCTGGCTCTTGTACTCGCTATCCTTGAGCTTCTTGTTCTCTTCGACAAGACGTTGAGACAGGCGTTCTAGCTCTTCACGCTCTCTAAGCGCCTTCTCTTTCTCTCGACGCTCATCATGATATCCCTTACTAAAGTGCTGAATACGTCGTCGAACTTTCTCGGAGTAATCCGCCAGTTCTTCTTCCGTAACATCTTCTGGGGGGTCTGAAGGCTTACGATTGCGATCGGCTTTTGGCGTATCGTCAACCACCTCAATCTCAAGTCCGTCATCAGAAGAATCCACCTCGCTTGGAGCCGGTGCTTCAGGTTTTTTAGCTTTAGTGTCAATGGTCTCTGCACTTGAACCCTCGACCTCGATAGTTAAATTTTTCTCGTTTCCGTCGTCATCATGAGGAAACTCGAACTCTACTTTCTGAAAAGGCATTGTCTATCTCCTATACTGCCATGATCCCACGGGGATCGGGAATTACAGCTTCAATAGAGTCGTCGTTCATCAAACGAAACTCTTTACCATTAACCTTGAACCGTGTGCCTGTGTTCATACGAAACATCACGTAGTCACCTTCTTTACACCACGGACCCTCAGGAAAACGCTCTTTATCAGCGTACGCCCCATCGCCCATCTCCAGAACTACACCCATGATTGACATGATGTATTCCTTTCGCATGGCGTCAGAGGTTTTGATTAGAGCGCTACCATCGTAAGACTCTTCAATATCAGGAAGAGCTACTAGCAGACGGTAGCCTACGGGTTTTGGGAGCTGTTTATCCCAGTCAGTATCGGAAACTTCTTCGCTAGCAGAGTGCAATCGTTCTGCTTGTGCGTTGATTTTTTCTTCCAGTGCATCAGGCAATTTTAGCGGCTGAGTGTTAGTCATCATCATTGTCCATAAAGTTACGCGAGAGGTCTTCTATGATTAATTTTGCGGACTCCAGACCCCGAATAAGTCCAACAACTTCTCTGTAGCTGGCGTAATCTTGTGGGACACCCCCCGCTACAAAAGTATGTGCAGACGAGACTTGCTCGTCGATTTTATCTGTAAGCACGTCAAAGACGGTTTTAGGCATTACTCACCTCATTTTGGTTGATCCGATAATTTCGCTAGTTCAAGATCGAGTTTCGCGGCGTCTTGTTGCGCGTCCATCTGAAGTTCTTGTCGATCCAGTTTGAGCTTCTCTGCGTCTAGCATGGCGTCCATCTGATCTTTCTGCGCTTTGCGTTGCAGTTCAGCTTGCTTAAGCTGAGTATCCTGCTGATCTTTAGCGGCCTTACGCTGGACTTCCTGTGCTCTAAGTTGCAACTCAGCTTGCTTCTGTTGCATGACAGGATCTTTCGCCTGTTGTTGAGCTTGCTGTGCGGCGGCTTTCTGCTTGTTACCTTGCATAAGCTGTGCACCTGCCTCGGCTACGAGGCGCGACAGATCCACCTCGATCTGCTCTGGTAGCTCTTCTCCGGGCGGTGGAAGCGGTGCTCCCAACTTCTCTTCGATATCTTGGCGATATTGGAACCCAAGGTGTTCTGCAATGTGCGCCTGTAAAGACGCCATGATTCGCTTTGCTTGTGGGTTTTGACCGATCATAGCCGCAATCGAGGGATCCTGCATAAAGGATGTGTGCGCCGCGATGTGTGCTTTGTGGTCTTGGTAGATAAACGCACGTAGGGGTTTGCCCGTTAGTGCGTCCATGTTTTCGCTGACCGGATCGGTCGGTTTTGCGTCGTCCTTTGTGGGGACCAGCTTGTCGGCGTTTTTGACGCCTAGTACCTCGATCATCTGCCTGTGTAGCTGTGGCAGATCGTAGATCTGAGGCGCGGCTTGTGCCATCTGCAATACCGCTTGGTACTGTACGACTCGCTGGGCCATAGTGGATGAGTTCGGGTCGCTGACGGGGATCACGTCCACCATCGCATAGTCCATCTGACGTGCGCTCACCTCGCCACGGATCGGCTCGTAGCCGTACTCCTGCGGGGCGTACTCCGCCATGATCTCCTTGAGCATCTTGAACTCTTGCTTCATGGCATAGTGGACACGTGCCTGTACTGCCGCCATTGGCTTGAGAGTTCGCTCTAGGAGCGCAAGGGTTGTGCCTACAGGCGCGTTAGCCGACATGTCAGAGATGTTCATGTCAGAGATAGCACCCAGACGACGCCCTTCGTTCGTAATCTGGTTCAGAAGCGCAAGCAGTGTCTGACTTGGCTCCTTGTAGGGAAGTGGCATGATGTTGTCGCGGATAGAGCCGCTAGGTACATCAACGTCTTTAAACTCGCCGGGTTCTATCGGCGTGTCATCACCCTTGATTCGTAGGCCACGAGACTTGAGTCCGCCGGGCAGGTTAGACAGCGTACCAGCGTCCACCAACTGCCGTATGAGCGACGTTCCCGCCTTGGCATATCCCCCGATGATGTGGATCAATCCAAGGCCGTAGAAGCCAAATCCGGGGACGTAAACGTAGTGTACGAAGTGCTGACGCTTGAGCTGTAGCGGGTCTATCTCGTTCCAGTTTCGGCGTATCGCTAGGATCTCACCGCTACCACGCTCGATAGTCACCACGTAGGGCTTGGCGATGTCGTCCTCTGAGTCATCCAGACCCTCGATAACCATATCCACGTGCACTTCATACAGCGCATAGCGGTTGTCATCTGTAAGCGAGAACCCGCCCTCTTCTGCCTTACGCTCCTCAATATCTGAGTGGTAAGGCTGTGGCTCGTTAAGTTCGATGTCACGGTAGAACCCAGCCGCCTGTAGCTTACGCAACTCGTTCTTAGTTTTACGCATAACATGCGTTACACGCTCCGCAGTCTCAATATGACTTGCGCCGTAAGGCACGATAACGTCTTCTGCTGGGATATAGATAGCCGCCTGACGTCCCATATTGGGGTCGTAGTAAACCTTCTTAAACGCCGAACCAGAGAGTCCTAGGCTATATAAGAGTCGCTCGTGCTCAGGTCTGTACTCGACCATACGCTCCGTTAACTCATAGTTCATGTCCGCTTTGACGCGTTGAGCGGCTTCTTCCTTCTCTTTAGACTCTTCCCCCAGAATCTTAACTTTTACGGGACCAGCGGCAGGGAACGTTTCTGACATGGTTTCGGCTTGGAACCGAATAGCCGCTTCCGCCAAGATCGTAGAATAGACGCCACACGCGCCTTCCCACGGGTCAGTACGCTCTTCGTACTTAAAGCCCAGCACATCCAGACCCTTTACAAAGGTATCCGCCCACTCTTTACGACCGTCCATATCTGACTCAATCAGGCCGGTCAGCTCACTTGATATCTCTTGCAGGTGTGATTCGTCCAGTACCTCGGCAAGGTTGATGTCGAACGCCATCATGTCCTCGATACCCGCATCAGGAATCAAGGTGATCTCCATAGATCCATCATCAAGGATGACCGCTTCAGGTTCTATGATCTCAATTTCTAGCGCAGATCCACCCTGTTCAGCGATCTCATCCATGCCTTCTGGCGCAGAGTACATTCCTTTTTCTATAGCCATGTCCTAACCTCAAATCAGTTTTACACTGCCGCCTTCACGATAGTCGTCGGGTAGTTTTATATTCACTTCACGTGATGTATCAGGTTTTACCAACCGCATAAAGGCATTACCTGCTTTACGAGGTGATCGTATCATCCCCGGTAACGCATCCAAAAAGTCTTGTAACGAAACTTTCTGATCTAGCTGGTTCCAGTCATAAGTATCCTTAATGACAACAGAGCCATCTTCTTGTTGTTCAGCAGTGAAGCGCCCAAGTGTTGTTTTCGCGCGGTATGCGGGATCTAAGAACGAATCTTTTATAGTCTTTGTAATCGACTCAAACTCGCCTTCAGTACCATACTTCTGAGTTTTAGTTATATCTCCATAATTTACAGACGTCCTACCACGTGTGTCTTCATAAGACTTTATCTTGCGATCAAGTTCTTCTTTTTCTCTATCTGTGATATCAACTAAGTTTCCGCCTTCGCCTAGTTCGTACGAACGTAAGTCTGGGTTTGCACGGCGGTAATCACGATCGCCTCGCAGTTCAGCTTCTCGCGCATCGTTTTTTGCGCTCGTTTCATCTACAAGACGTCGGAGATAACGAAGGTCTTCGGCAGTGAAGTCTTCCTCAGTGATCGGATCTTCCGCCCCCAATACAGTTTCAGCGAACACCCTCGCATTGACTGGAATCTGTTTGTATAAGTCTCTGATCGACACTAGTAATATCCCCCACTTCGACGTTTAAAGTACCGTGGTTCATCTGGTTCGTCCGTGGGCAAGCGGATAAATCCTCCCTGCCTGAATCGCATCAGGGCCATCACCGTTGAGTCCACGAGGTCATCATGGCTCATAAACGGAAATCCAGCAATTTCTTCTACGACCTCTTCAGCCCACCGCGTCGGTGGTACCCACACTAACTCTGACGCCACAATGTCCGCAACAGAGTTCAACCGTGCCATCTTATCACCTGAGCCACGGTGTGGTGTGTATTCTGACACGGGCAGGCCCATCCGTCGCATCTCTTGATACAGCGCCGTACCAGCGGACTTCTTCTCCACAATAAACGCATCGGGATCCCAGTCCTGATACTCCTCCATCGCCATCTGCTTCAACTCAGGAAACTCCATCCGCTTCTTGATACTGTTGAGCAGGATGACGTTGTACGCGTTAGTCTCCTCGTTGAGGAACACACCCCAAGTCGTCAGCGCAGTGTAATCGGCACGGTTATGGGTCTCTGCCGCCGCATCCAGCGACATAATAATGTACTCACATGCGGGCGGATTGTCCTGCTCCCACACGTTCCACCACTCACGTTTGACGATCGACGCCTCTTCTGCGGTGGGTTGTTGCTGATACTGCGCGTTCCACTGGAACGTCGGCATAGATGCCTTGGTACGTAGGAGCGCCTCAAGGTCAAAGAACTCAGGCCACAGAGGTTTCTCGACGTACTTCTTCGTCTTCTTGTTCTGCACCTCTAGGATCGCGGGGAACTCCACCACCTCGTACTGGTCAGCACGAGCGTTCTTAGACATGTCGTTCGTCACACGCCCCGTCAGATCGTCCATGTGCCAACGTGTCTGGATGATGGCTACCCGTCCACCGGGCATCAAACGGGTTCGTGCACCGAAGGTAAACCACTCGTATGCCTTCTCGAATACCTCGAAGTTGCCATTGATGACGTCTTGCTCAGAGTGAGGGTCATCGACCAGAAGTAAATCGGCACCGCGACCAGCAAGAGCGCTACCAATACCACACGCATAGTATTCTCCACCGACGTTCGTGTTCCATCTACCTGCTGACTTACTATCCTGTGCTAGTGCTGTGGTAGGAAATACACTTTTGTATTGATCTGTGGCAATCAGGTTACGTACCTTTCGCCCGAAATCCACCGCCAGATCCGTGGTGTGGGACACCATCATGACCTTTTTATCGGGATTTCGACCCAAAAACCACGCTGGATAGAAGATAGAAACAAGCTGAGATTTGCCGTGACGGGGCGGTATATTGACGCAAACACGGTCTTTATCGCCCGATTCGATCGCCATCAGCATGTCTGCCAGTATCCGATGGTGCTTACCCACGATGAAATCCGGCATCATAAGCTGGCAAAACGCAATCAGATCGTTGTATGCGGCCTGATTCTCCTTCCTCGCGGACAATTCACCCGTGATTTTCTCGATTTCAGCGATCTCATCAGCGGAAAACGTGTCCAGATTGTCCAAAAGTGTCTGGATATCCTCATCTGAGAAGTCCAACACGGCTTCAGTCATCCGATAACCCTAGTTCTGCGTCCACATCCAGCGCATCACCGTCAATAATCACCGCATCCTCGGCTTCTTCGTCGGGTTCTACGAGTTTCGCTAGCTTTGCACGGAGACTTTCGCGCAATTCGTCCGTTGTTTTGTGGGTTATGGTGACTTCAGCCTTCTCTGTGAACAGACCTACGTCCGAAATCTTACCCAACAACTCCAATGCACGGATTCTGACGCGTGGATCGGGGTTCTCGGTCTCTTCAATCAGCTTATTGGTCACCAAATGGCGCACTTGCGTGGCACTTTCCACTACGGAATGCCCAAATTGGGTCAAAATCCCGTGTGTTGCCACCAATGCGGCGGGTGGTAGGGTGGATGCACGCTTGTTACTGACCTTCTTCGAGGTTTTCTCGGGGTCATCAGCGTAAGCAAGGGTCAATTTAGCCGCGATGTTGTTGTCTTCAGCGGTCGGTTCGACCTCCAACCCGTGTTCAGCGAGCATAGAGGCAGTGTTACTCGCGGCTTCAACCCGAGTACGTAGATCGATACTAGGAACTTTGTCCGAAAACGGTACACCGACTTCGGGTTCTATCTCTAAAGACATGTTGTTTCCGCAGGTACTAAACCGTTAGTGCCGATTTATACCGCAGATCATGTTTAGGCACAATGGTTTACGTTTAGTCGTGGGTCTCATCCCAATGTAATATGCGGTGGCAGTTCGCACAGAGGGGTACGCACCGCTCCTCCGCCTCCTTCCTCGCCGTACGGTACTGCCCATTCGAGGTAAGCACGCTGATCTTTCGGTCATCTGGCGAAGGATCTATGTGGTGAAAATCAATAGCGGCAGGATGAGCGAAACCGCACCGCGAACATTTCTGCTCGCTTTTAAACTGATTCCATTCGGCGCGATACCTTTTGCGGTGTTCAGCGTTCCTAGCTTTCTGCTTTTCTTTGTTACGTTCGTACCATTCTTTGTGGTATCGCTTATGCCGCGCTTTCTTATCGCTTGCGCGTTTGTATGGCACGGGTAGCCCCCCAGCTACTATCCCGTTATACCTACTGTAACAAGTTATTATTTATTTGTTACTTGAAAATTACACACAAAAAATTTTTGCTACGCCGATTTCAAACAGTATGGGGGGTGTTCCCTATATAGAGGGGGGTGGGGGTGCCGAACTCAAAATTGGACTCTAAATTTGTGCAAATTAGTAATATATACGTTGATGGCTACGCGTTGCTGACGTCGGGGTCATAGGGGGGTAGTACCCCATCGGATATCACGTTTCGCCACGTTTAGTTAGGGAATTCCCTAACTTGTCAGGTTATCCCTTGATTTGTTA